GCATTGGTGCCGTCAATTTTTTCGGTCACGTAGCACTCGCGTGATAGGCGAGCCATCTTCGGGAATGGTCTGAATTCTGGTGTCATGGTTTTGTATATATTAGATATTCGCATTCAAAGGCAATGATCGGCGGCGGTGTGATCATGATGATTCTCTCTGGCCTTGGGGCGGTGCGTCGAAGGCAGGTTTCGCATCCTTCGCGCCAGCCATCAACGTCGTTCCCATCCCCGTTGCAACGGGCGATGTCGTTTGGTAGAAATGGTGTCATTTGTTTAGGTAGTGTGTGTTGATTGCATTGTGTCCGGCTTTGTCTACTTTTCCTCTAAGCTCAGAGGCTTTCTTCTCCAGCATAGTCAGCGTGGTTTCGGAGTTGTAGTCGCTTGACGTTCTGTTGTTGCACCAGAACGCTATGGACTGCAAGCCTTTTTGTAGTCGTTCTTGTCGTGCGTTGTCGATTATCTGTCGGTCTGTCATTTGGATACCCACTTTCCTATTGTGCGCAGAAAAGCTTTTCTGCGCGTTGTGCGGCGGTTGCGTTTAGGATTTGTAAGGATGGGCTCCACCACTTTTGAGCAGTCCAGATAATTCCGGTATTCAGACCCAGTGGTCGCTGCTCAAAAGTGGTGGAGCCCTATTTGGTTTACTCAGTTTTTCAACGTGGCAGCGGTGGCGAACCACAGTTCCGAGAACTCGCCTTTTTCAGGCACGAAGTCAGCGGCTGTTTGAGACAAAATAGAACACGTAAGAAGTGCCTTGGCAATGTCGTTTAGCCCTAGGTCCGTGGCTTTTTGCACTAAAGCTACCACATCCAAGCGGGGATCAGGAATACAGCTCGCCACAGCCGCTAGCAGATAAGTTTGCTTGCCAGTCTTAGCGGACAAGCGTTCTGCTTCATCGCGGGCTTCTTCGAGACATTGATGTTTTACCTTGGGGCTTGGAGCCCCTTCTACGTAACACATGTAGAATTCTTCGGTGTTGAGCTTGCCTGTGAAATTTAGGTCCAGCATTTTCATAATTGGTGTGGCGTTCATAATGGTTTGCGGTTGCGGTTGCGTGTCTTGGTTAATTTAGATGCGTTATGGGGTCAATATCTTTTTTTAATTTTTTACGGCTTCAAGGTAGTGCACGTCCGGATGCCCGATGGTCCATCCGGTTAGGACATAAGACCAGCCCTCTAGGTGGCTTTTCGTATCGAACAACACGAACTTTACTTTGTCCGGCGAGGACCACCCCCTACCCCTGTCAACCCAATGGGAATAGCCAACAGGTGCTGTAGGGTAAGGCGGTAGCCCTTTCGGTGTTTCCGCTACGGGCACCTTGTTACGGTCATCCTGCAACGTGCCGCAGTGTTCAGCGTCCAGCAGGATGTTGCAGCTTGCGGCTACATGAGCGACGTGCGAGATACCGGATTCAGGGTCCAGATCTTCTCCGTCGCGCCATGCGTTGAGGTGCCGCATAATGGCTGAGACGTAGGTGCTTGCACACACGCCTGTCTTGCGCCAATTATAGGGCCCATATTTTTCGGCCCCTAGCTTATGCACCCATGCGGTTTGCTCCATAGCATACGGCGGTAGCAGGTTCATGGGGGCTTTCTTTTTTCCAGCTTCGCCCTTTGGGTCGTTTACTTGCATAGTGTTGTTTTTGGTTAAAGGTTTACTCATCTAATAATGTGGCTAGTAAGGCTAGCATGGTAAATATTACCATTGCGGCTAGGCAAGTGGAAACAAATACTAACGCGGGCAACCACAACGGTAGCAGGACTATCAGCCACGGCAAAACAAACACGCCGTATAGCTTGAGGGCTACCAATAACGCGGTTACAGTTAGGAGTATCGTTGCGGTTTTCATAATGGGTTAGGCACAACCAATTACTTTTTCCGCTTAGCCGAGTCAACGACATTTTTCAGAATTTGAAAAAGCCCCTAGGGCCTCAAGCAAATCCTTGAAATCGAGGACCTCCGCAAAGACGATATCCGATTCGACCTCAAATTCAGTAGCTACTTCGCCCTTGAATTTTTCAAGATCCTCTTCGTTGAAGAAGCATTCAAGCTCCTCGCGTAACGTCGGCGGCAGTTTGCGCCCTACGGTGTCCTCCAAAATGGCTTCCAGACGGTCGAGTATCTCCAAGCGGTTCATTTCAATTGTTCTGTAGGTGGTATTGGGCGATCAAGGCTGCGTCAACGATGCCGTCATGTGCTACGCGACTACGCGCAGTTGCAAGCCATTTTTGTTCCGGCCACAGAATATTGGCTTTCCGTAGGGCAAAAACTTTGGTCTGACCTTTCGGGACGAACTTGCCCAGCATGGCTGGCTGCCAATCCCTAACCTGTATCCTGTGCGGTGTGAGCCCAACGGCGCGTAGTGAGCCGTCAATCTTGCCGAATGAAATACTCATGGAGCGCATGGCCTGCGAGTTCTTCGCGTGCATAAGGGGCTCCTCAATGCAGACCGTAAGAGGGCCTGCTCCGTAGCCAGAAACCCATTCGAGCAAGCGTGTCACGTCGATCTCGTCCTTGCTGCCGATCTGCTCGGTGAACATCTGCGTGTATCCTATTACGCTACTATCCTTATTGGCAATAGCGCACAGGCCACCTTTCAGGCCGTTGTCAATTCCGATCGTGATGCCGTCAACTGTCATCGACTTCTTCCGCCTCCACTACGACTTGCGATCCACCGTTCGCGGCTTTGGAGTTGTTGAGCACGCTGATGTCGATGGTCAGCGAGCTGCTTCCGCCGCCGCTTTTCGCATTGAGCCCTAGGTTGCGCCGGATCAACTGGTCCAATTCGGACATCTCACGGATGGTTCTCGGCCCTCGGATGTTGAGCAGGTTGTCCCGCAGGATCTTCATCGCGCTGGCGGCAACGTAGGCTTGATACTTGTCGGCAGGGGTGGACTGGTTTTCCGCCACTTCAAGCAGGTTCAGGTCTTCCTCTTCGCGTGCGGCAAGGCGTGCGTCAGCAACGGTTTCGCCGAGCACGGAGAACAGGTTGTCCTCGAACACATCGACTTGCTCCGTGCCTTTTTCCGGTGGGCTGAGGTCAGCCAGCCAGCGGGCAATGGTTACTCTAGTGGTGCCGATCTCTTCTGCGATGCGGGTCTTGTTGACGCCGGACATGAACAGGTCACGTGCGCGTGCGATGCGCTCAGCCTTGACCTGCCTGTTGCGGTCCTTTACCCGACGTTCGGCATTCGGCTCGAAGCGTCCTCTGTCCCGTTTGTAGATGGGGTTGCACTCTTTGTTGGGGTCTGGCTCCACGGGGTCAACAAACCGCCTACGTCCTCGCTTCTTTGGGGGTTCAGGAGTCAGGTTACAGGATTCAAGCTCGTCGCTCATGGGTTGATTTATGGGCCTAAAACAATTACTTGTCAATTTATTTACTTGCTTTATGCTGCCAACAATATGGGACGCCCTAAAAAAGACAATCCAGATAAGGTCACCACTTCAGTATTCGAGCCACGTTTAGATGTGGCAGCCAAAAAGATGGACGTCGGAGGATTCTTGATTCCGGTTACCAATACGCTTACGGCCTTGCTGTGGGGGTTTGCGAACCACCCATCGCCTAAGGCTAAGGAATTTTATTTCTGGCGAGTTGCTGAACTACTGTGGAACCGCGACGACCTACCGGAAAAGATGTTTATCAAACATCCTTGGGCAGAGCAGATTATTCACGAGTGCATCAACGAGAAATATTTAGCCATCGGAGGATCGGCCTCATCGAGCAAATCGCATACTCTTGCTGGCTACGGCATTATCCGGTGGCTGTCAAGCCCGAAGGATACGCTTGTGCTGTTCACTTCAACCACTTTGCGTGAAGCCCGTAAGCGGGTATGGGGTTCGGTTATCTCGTTGCTCTCTGTTATCGAAGGGGCCCCGATCAACGTTCGGGATTCCATTGGCTCGGCAAACTACGTGGATGAAAAAGGGCAGACCTTTGACCGTGCAGGGTTGTCATTGATCGCAGCGGAACGAAGCCGCACGCGTGAAGCCATCGGCAAGTTCATCGGTCTTAAACAAAAACACGTGATTCTAATTGGAGACGAGTTGGGCGAACTATCGCCTGCCATCACCAACGCCGCGCTGAGTAACTTGTCGAAGAACCCCATCTTCGAATTCAAGGGCGCGAGCAATCCGGCCAGTCGCTTCGATGCGTTCGGGGAATGGAGCACGCCAAAGGATGGGTGGGAGACGGTCACGCCGGAAATGGATGACGAGTGGCGCACAAAGTGGGGTGGCAAATACATTCGTTTGGATGGAGAACGCAGCCCTAACGTAATGGCCAACGAGGTTCTGTATCCGTTCCTGCCTACGATTGAGAAGATCGCGGAGGACAAGGCACTGCTCGGAGAAAAGAGTCGGGCATACTATCGAATGGTGCGTGCGGTGTTCTTTGACTCAGATGAGACTGAGGGCATCTACAGCGAGGCCGAGCTAGTCAGCGGTGGGGCTATGGCCAAATCCGGATTCCGGGGCCCTACAACGCTAATAGCGGGCCTAGATCCGGCCTTCACGAACGGAGGCGACCGGACCGTCATGTATCTGGCACGCGTTGGCCAATTCGAATCAGGGCAATATGGATTACAATACGAATCCTGTATCTCGTTCAACGACGACACGACCAACAAGGCAGTGCCACGGACTTACCAGATCGTGCACCTGATTCGGGATGCCTGTATCCGGTTGGGGGTAAAGCCCGAGAATCTCGCGGTGGATGCGACGGGTGCCGGATCGCCTTTCTGTGACGTGTTGGCAGGCGAGTGGTCCAATCAATTCCTTCGGGTTCAGTTTGGGGGTAAGGCGTCGGACAGGCGCGTGTCGATGAACAGCAAACTGGTGGGCGAGGAACTCTACGTGAACCGTGTGTCAGAGCTCTGGTTCGTTGGCAAGGAGTTTATTCGAACGCAGCAGCTCAAGGGTGTGGACCTCGATCTAGCCAAGGAGATGTGCAACAGGCAATACGAGATGGTCAAGTCGGGCACCTTGCGCGTAAAGATCGAATCCAAGGTGGACGTCAAGGCCCGCGTAGGATCGTCGCCCGACTTAGGCGATGCGGCGTTCATCACGCTGGAGCTCGCTAGGCAGCGCCACGGGATGGTTGCCGTTGACGCGCCCAAGAATCAGGATGCAGGGTGTTTCAGCAGACCCCCGCGCACGATGCGCGATCTGGACATCGTAAGCAGGTCGAAACATTCCCAATTGATCTACGACTAATGTAAAAAAGTTGCGTTATTGGGCGTAGCGGAATGGCTCGGATGACGTTTTATACGTCCCAGAAAAGTTTGAAAAGTTTCTAGAAGGGTTGTAATTCGGTTTAATTCGAATAATTCTTTAATCTGAGAATAAAGAGAATTAACTGAATTAAATTGAATTACTAAAGTATAGAGAAGTTTATAGAGTCTGTATGGTAATTCTCTTTATTCGGGAAATCCGTCTGGGGTCCTCCAAAGGGGCCTGCGCCCGAGGGACTTCTGCGTTTACCGAGATATTTCTGCTTGATATTTTTCCTTGCGTAGCGCATTGTTGCGTGCGTGCCTGCCTCTTTCAAACGAACCCCTGACGGAAAACTCAAATACCGAGGGGAACTGTTTGCCGGATTCAACAAGCCGAAGAAAGCGCCTGCTGGCGACCCGAAGAAATACGTTGTGCTCGGCAAGCAAGGCGACAAAGTCAGCAAAGTGAAATTTGGGCAACGCGGCTACGACGACTTCCTGCAACACAAGGACACCAAACGCCGCGCCAATTTCAAGTCCCGCATGAACTGCGACACCGCGAAGGATAAAACCACAGCCCGCTACTGGGCTTGCAACTACAACTGGTAACCCATGGCTGAACGACAAGGACCCCCGATGACTGAGCGTGAATTCAAACGAGCTCAGCGTATTGCCATGTATGGCAGCAACATCCCTAAATCAGGCCAGCGTGCGGCATACGCACAAGCTGAAGCTACTGCCGCAAAGCGCGGTGCGGCCATTGAGGCTGGTTTCACACCGCCTACCGCTGCGGCTACGGGTGATTTGCTGAAGCGTCGTTTGGAGCTCTTCAAGAGCATGCAGGATGTGGGCCGTGAAGAAGCTGCTGGGCTTGCTGAGGAGGCTGCTGGCCTGCAAATTTCCCGTTCCGGTTTCCGGCAAGCACTCAACCGGATTCCGATTGCGGGCACTACACCTGCGGGCACTACACCTGCGGGCACTACACCTGCGGGCACTACACCTGCGGGCACTACACCTGCGGGCACTACACCTGCTGGCACTACACCTGCTGGCACTACACCTGCTGGCACTACACCTGCTGGCACTACACCTGCGGTCGATATACCTCCGGTAATAGTCACACCAAAAAATGAGTATGATCGGGATGTCGCTGCCGCGTTTGGGCTTACAACATCAACACAACCTGCGGGCACTACAATCCCCGACCCAAAAAGCCGTGAAGGTCAGAAAGCCTTGATGCTACAAACCATCAAGGCTGAATCCGGAAAGGGAGAAAGCAACGCAGATATCCTGCGCCGTCTAAACGCACAGCGTGTGGCACAAGGGCAAGCTCCCCTAAGGATTAAGCTGACCGAACCTAAAAAGTTCCCAGTAGATACTGATCTAACTAACGCGCTATTCGGGGGTATGCGCTTTAGGCCCGATAAATTACAGTGAAAGCATAACCTAAACCCCAAACCATAATGGCCGAAACAGGACTATCTTACGAAGGCGATATCGCACCGCTGAAGCAACAATACTTTCAGCAAGTGTTCTCTGACCCGCGCCTTAACCCTCGTGCCGCCGCTGCTTTGAGTAGTCAGTTTTCTGCTTCGGTGGATAAGTCGTTTGCACAACGGCAAGAGCTACAAGATCGCGCATCCGTTACCCGTAGCCGGGAACTCCAATTCGAAACCGCTAAGTTCACCCTTGAGCGTGAACGCGAGAAGGCTGCCCGTGAGCGTAGCAGCATGACCGAGCTTGCTCCTTTGCTCGCCACCTTTGATTCTATTATCAAGGACCCTACTACGGATAACAAAACAAAGTCCATACTGATCGGCCAAACCGCTACTCAACAAAGCCCTTTGATAGCCCAGAGCCCTGCTGCGCGTATTGCTTATGACGCTACGGTGCGTAGCCTAACCCCAGAAGACAGGCCGGAGACGAACTTCACATTAGGATCTTATATCTTGCAAGGCGGTGATACTTCGTTCCTGCCTGCGGGACTTGAGGACAGTCCAACCGTATCAATTAGTCCACTAACCTATGCTACTGGTATCCGTAAAACCAAGCAGGCCTACGGTGAGTCTATTGCTAGAAGTGAGGCTAGTGCCGCGCAAACTAAACGCGAACAGTCGCAGATCGACAAAGCTATTGCTGCTATTGGTTCCGCCGTTACTAAGCCAAAATATGCGGAGGGAAGTAGCAAGGCTGTCGGAGCCGAGTTTGAATCTCCTGCCGTAAGGGGCTCATTCGATTATCTTATTAACCGCTTCGGGACGCCAGAAGAAAAGGCTAAGGCTAAGGCTGGCGATGCTTCTGTTCTAGTCGGCATTACCAACTCTATTATACCCCGCGTCCTGAGCGGCGAAACTGCTGCTACAACTGGACCTACCGAAGGACAGAAAGCTAGGGCTATCTGGGGCCCCGCCCCTAAATAATTCTCTGTTACATATCTTATTCTAAAACACCACTATGCTGGAACTACAACCTCTTGAGACATGGTCCGCTACTTCGAAAGCTGCGACCCCCGCCGAAAAAATCAAAGGATACTCCGACTACCTGCAAGCCAGTTACTTCAAGGCAGGCGCTTTGGACGATGAGGTTTACGCCGGAATCACGGCTGGGGCAAGGGACTACGCTCTTGCCAATGGCTTGCTTGATGCTGAACTGCCCGAAGAAGAGCAGTATAAACAAATCGGTAGCCTTATCGGTGCGAAGCCAGACGTTGAAAAAGATGCACGCTTTTTGTATCAGCATTACGCTTTGGATTTCGATCTCACTAAACCTGAGTTCGCCGAGCAAAAAGCCAACTCTGATACTCTACGTAAATACTTTGCTATGCAGCAAGCCAACCCTGCGGGCCTGCCTGAGATCGAACCCTTAGTGGCTGAACTCGTAGGCAATGCGGATGAAGTTCGCAATGCCCGTATCGCAGCCCTTGACCGTAAGGACACACCGCTTGTCGCCGTGACTGACGTTGATGGCAGACGGCAAGTGTATCCGGGGTCCGGTGCCACACCGGAATACTTACGTGAGAATCTTGATTCCTTGTTGTCCACAGGGGTTATTGATGCGGGCGACCTTAATGAGGTGCGCACCTTGTTCAGCCCGATTAACGGCGGCAAGGCCACTGTTGCGGAAGAAGTTAAAGGGCGCACTTTTGAAGGCGCTGTGCGGGACCTTACTGAAAAAGATCCTGCACTCAAAGACGCGCTAGATGAATCCGTTGCCCGTTTGCGCCGTCAGCAAGAGCTGCAAGGCAAGAGCGGTGGCGAGCTTGTTGTCGAGGGTGCACTTCAGACTGTGGCGACCGCTGTGATGATGCCCTTTGAGTTTGGCAAGCAGCTGCTGGGTAAAGGGGAAGCGTTCAAGACCGAACCCAAAAACGACATTGTTGAAATCTTGACCAACAATGAGGCCCTGCTCAACAAAGGCTATTCAGAACAGGACATTCGCCGTTACGCTGCCGACATCGTCCAAGACAGGGCGGGTCCTGCATACCGTGCCGACAAACCGGAATCCGGTATCGTGCAAGATAGTCGTGGCAACATGATCATTGCTCCTGCTTTGGTTACCAACAAGGCCCTCTATGAACAAGCCGTGCAGGCGTCCAACTTGAACGAGGAGCAACGCCAACGAGCTGACAGCAACCGCGCCAACTTCCTTACCCAGCTTGCCCCTGACGCAAAACGATTGATCGTCGAGAACGATGACGCCGCAGCTGCAGAATACGCAGCCGCCAAAGGTAGGGGGGAGACGGACGAGCAGTTTGTAGAAAACTGGGTTGCCAATAAAGGGGCCAACTACAGTGGCTTCACGGAACGCTTGCAGCAGCTTGGTAACACTTTAGGCACAATAGCATCCGCAATTCCTTTGGGCCTAGCTGCGTTGTCTGGATCTGAAACCGCCACTAAAGCAATGCTGTCGATTAGCAAAGACGCTACCGACCGCAGGGAATACGCCCGCTTGATGGGTGACGAGTTTGGTTTGACCTTTCAAATTGTAGATGCCGTCCCTCAGCTCGCCTCGCAGATCTTGCTCACAGTAGGAACTGGTGCTGCCTATACTGGCCTGAAAGCCGTAGCCCGAGCTGGCGCACGCAAAGTGGTTGCTACGGCTGCTAAGAACGCGTTGTCCCTTGTTGACGATGTCACGGCTAACGCTGTTAAGTCAGCCGCGAGAGTTGGTGGTGAAGCTACGATGTCCACTGCACTTAAAAAGTTGGGTTCCGCTGTTGGTTCTACGCTTAAAGTAGCCGACGAGTCCGTGCCCATGTTCGCTTCCACTTTCTATCTAGGGGCTACAAACACCTACGTATCCATTTATGGGCAGCTTCCTGAAACGATGTCCCATGAGGACAAGCACCGCAACGCCATAGGCTATGCAATTGGTTCGGGCCTAAGCACCGCTGCCCTTACCTTAGGCATGGGCTTCCTTGGCCGAAGTGGTGCTGAAGATCTTGTTACTAAAGTTTTCCGCCCCCTAAAGG